CGTCCTCTGATACATGCGTCTTTACGTTCACGTAGTCCGAAGAGCCTGCGATGTGAGCGAGAAGATAGCTGCCATCGGGAAGAATGCACATATCGGACATAAGTCTGTATCCGGTTATCGTTGCGCTCTCGCTATATACTGTTGCGCTTGATACGCTATCGTCTGGGCTCCAGGTATCGACGAGAATCTGATGTGATGCTGTCGTATCTCTAAAATATGATACAAGCAGATCTCCTTCTCCAGTATCAAGAGCTGAAGGATCTTTGTATTGTGTTGTAGAATTTCTTGAAAATTGCAGATTCTGAAATCTGGATAGGCTGTTTTGCGGATCTCGTCCGAAGGTTGTGCTCGTCTGGTTGTCCTCAAAGATGAAACCCGCACCATATCCCGCGAAGCCTGGGCTCTTTGTTTCGATCGTCAGATCAGAGTCTCCGCTTTGTCTCCCTTTCGCGATGAGCTGCATTGCGCTATTTTGTTGCGGTTCAGGATCTCCGGCTCTTTCGTCTGCTGTTGTGAAAGAGCTCTGTGCATCCCATACATTTTCAAAGCCAAGAGCAAGAGGAACAAGAAACCCTCTCAAGTATGTCGGTGTAACGTTTGCCATTAGTATCCCCTGCGTGCAGAACGAGACGAGAGGCCTGCTCTTTGTCTGTCTGTCATATATCGATCAAAGTGTTTGTATGGATTCATGACTATAACCTCGGGCTGTCCAGTCTGTCCATTTTGTAGACGATTGACTCCGGGTTCTCCTCCGAGTCTGTCGACAGTAGCCCGATCAAGTACAGCCTCTCCTGCTTTGACGACTGCAATGCTTTCGTCTGGAGTCATACCACCCATGTGAAACTCTGGAGCTCTTTGACTGAGCACTGTTGCTCCTTGCGCTGCTCCTGCTGCGACTGCGGAGGCTATCATGATACCGTTGAAGGGAGGAGGATATGCTTGCGCTGCTGTGATCGCTTTTGCTGTGTTAAATGCAATCTCACCAAGAGAAGCAACCTTGTTCATCTCAAAGAGAGCCTTGATTGTATTTGCATTCTCTTGTCCTGTAGCCTTCATGATTGCGCCGATGGCATTTGTCGTATTTCTGAATGTTCCGACGACTGCTTCTTGTTGCATGTTCAGCTCTTGCATCTGTCTTTGCATCGCTTCTTTTCTGAGCTCGTCCTCTGACTTGATTCTCTCTTTGTTCTTGTCGCTGTTCTGCTGTCGAAGCTCGTCAAGTCTGAGCTCTCCTTCTTCTTCGATCACTTGTCTCTCTTCGATGAGAGCTGCGATTGTGCGCTCTCCTTCGATTCTCACTTCAGCAGCTGCTGCTCTGTCTTTGTCTGTTTGCGCTAGACCTTGCGCTGCTTCTATCTCTTGATTGATCTTCTCGATTGCTTGATCTATTTGATTGACTCTCTCTTTTGTCTGCTCGATAATCTGCTGCTGTGGTTCAAGTGTAGAGATAAAGATTTGTCTTGCTCTTTCCTCTGCTGATACTCGTTTATCTGCGAGCGATTGTCCGACTGCTTGTATTTGTTGCATTCTGGCAAGAGCTTCTAGTCTGCGCTCCTCGGCTTTCGCGAGTCTCTCCTGTCTCTTCTCTTCTTCTTCGGATTCTTTGTTATACTCGTCTTTTGCTTTGATGAGTCTCTCTTCTGCTTGCAGTGTCTGCTCTCTTCGATTGACGATTGCATTTGCGAAGTCGCGCTCTTTCTGGAGTCTGCCGAGAAGCTCTCCTCGGAATGATACAAGAGCCTGCGCTGCTGTGACTCCTTCCATGTCGATCCCTTTTTGCACGAGCTTGTTTTTGCTCAGTGCCATCGATGAATTGAGAAGCTCTCTCTCTTGTGCAGATAGCTTTGATGTGCTTTGTTGTGCTTTGTCTAGTATCGTGACAAGTCTCTCTTGTTCTTTGATTCTCTTCTCTTGGATCTCCAGCTCTTGCCGAGTCTTTTCTGTCGATCGATCCCGAGCTGATCCGAGATCAAATTCAAGTTGTGTGATCTGTCCTGTCAGAAGTTGATACTCTCTATTCGCATCTTTAAAGTCTCCTGTGATGCTTTGCACGATTCCGAATTGCTCGTCAAGTTTTGCATTCGCTTCTTTCTGTGCTTCTGCGAGTCTCTTCTGCTGTGCTGCTGCAAGTTGTGTCGATCGTGTATAGAGATTGTATGCTGCTGTCCCTGCGACGACTGCGGCAGTCAATGCCATTGTAGCGGGCCCGCCTTTGATTGCTTGCTCTGCTGCGGTTGCGACTCCGTCTGCCATCTCAAGAGCCTTCTTTGCTCCTTCGTCTAGTCCGGGGATGAGCTTGTCGACTGCGAGAGTTGCGGCTCCCATCGATGTTCCGAGAGTCTCTGCTCCTTCTGCAAGCTGGTTCGATTCTGTTGCTGCATCTTCAAAACTGATCTTGACTTCATGCGCTGCGGCCTTTGCATCTTGAGCGACTTTGTCAAAGGATGCTCCGACCTTCTTCCCGCTTTGCTCATAGGCTGCGCTTGTCGCCTTTGCTGCCTTCTTGCTTTCCTCGGCTGCCTTCTTCGCGGCTTTCTGTGCTTTGTTGAACTCCGAAGCAAGAGAGCGAGTCATCGCCTGCGCTTCTTTCTTCGTCATGTTGGGAATGTTCTTGAGTCCTTCTTCGAGCTGTTTGAGATTGGCTCTCAGCGTTATCTCTACGCTCTTGTTCACGTCTGCCATTGTTCTATGCCTTCTTTGCTTGATTGATTAAATCGTCTGCGAGCACATCGACGAGCTCATCTCCGGCTTTCCTCATCGGAGTCCAGAGAAGTTCATTGCTTGTCCTTGTACCATATGCAAGATCGTTCAGTGTATACTGTCCTGTCTTGATTGCCCAAGCATATGGAGCTGTATTGCGCACGAAGGCAACAAGATCAGGACCGTCGATCATGACTCCTCTCTCTAGCTTGTTTTTTGAGTCTTGACTCTTGTCCGAGATCTTTGCTTGCGAAGCATCGCCAGGAACAAACTTTCCTCGCTCTTCCATGTCTTTGGCTATTGCGTACGCCTGAGAGCCTGTCTTCCCTTCTCTGCGTAGTCTGGCAACCTCGGACATCATGAGCGATCTCTCGCTCTTTGGAGGATCGACTCTGACAGGCCATTCTCTATACGCTTCTTGATATATCTCTTCGACAGCGTCTTGCATTGTACGCTTTATGATTGGATTCGCATCAAGAAGCTGATTCACAAGTCTCTCCAACTCATCAGAGACTCCGACCGCGGCATTGCCATGCTTATAGAAAACTCTGCTCATGTCATGCGCTCCTTGATTCGTCTTGCTTGCTGTATATTATACCGCTTTTTTCTTTCATCTCTGTCTTTTTGTGACTCATGCTCAAGAATATAATCAGCGATCAAGTCTGTCTGTGTCTGCGCTGGCAAGTTGCGAAACCATCCGGGAGACTGTCCCCAGAAACGGCAAAGTCGAAGAGCTAGTCTGTCGAGATGTCCTGCTCTGCTGTAGAGGAAAAATTTGCTCTTTCGTCGACCTCTGCCTCTGTCGGGATCTTCGCACTCATGAAGGAGAGACATTTGATCCCTTCTTCATATATGACAGATGCCGTCACTCCTTGTCCAAGAAGACGATCAAGGCACATATGACCATAGTCAGAAGCACGATGCTTAATCGGGCGATATTTGGGTAGTCGAGAAGTGTGATCAAGACATACTCCGATTGATCCTGCACAAAGACGAGCGAGCATTGCATTGTCTGTCTCAGCAGACCAAAGCGATACAAACTCAAAACAGGTTGCAAGACTCGGAGAAGAGAGCTCAATCTCTCCTCCGAGCTTCTTGATGTTGATTTTCATTGTAGTCTCCTAATTATTACTATGTATAAGCAATCGCGCCGTAACTTGTAAAGTTGATTGTGAAGCTGCTCGGATCGCCTTCGGTGAAAGAGGCAGTGCATACACATTTCGACAGAGTCGCTGTTGTTGCTGCATCGTCTCCGAGAGATGTTGCATCAATTACATATTCAATGTCGATACAATAGAATTCGACGAAAGGAGTACCGCTTGATCCTGTGGATATGTTGCTGCTGTAGTTTCCTGTCTTGTTGATAAAGTCAAGCATTGAGCCAGCTTCTGATCCGTCTGTAAACTGTCGGAAGAATGCTGAGAATGATCCGCTCGCTACAGGTTCATCGTCTCCCTTTCTGACTGTGCTGATTGTTCCGCGATCGCGGATAACAGTCTGTGCAGCTTTGGGCGTGTCAAAAGTGAGGTTCCCTTCTTCGTACGCAATGGTGAGCTCTACAGCTGTGCCAGTTCCGTCTTTTAGTGTGATGACTCCGTCTCTGCGTGTCTTGGGTAAGGTAGAGTATGCCATGATATGCTCCTGTTATGTTAGTTCGATTGTGTGCAGAGCTGAGAGCTCTATTTCTGAAATAAGGTATTCTTGCGAGTCTGGAGTGCGACGAGATGCGCGAAGAAATCGCACTTCGATCCCCTTTGCGAAGTTGCGCTGCATGACTGCCTGTATGACTTCTTGTTCTTTGTCTAGTGCGTTGCCATAGTCCAGAACGAGATCATGAGGACGAAGACGATATGCAATCTTGACTCGGACTGTTGTATCGACATAGAGCCCGACTGCAATGCGTTGTCTCTCGTTGGCTTGCTGACTCCCGGATACTTCGACCGCGAAACCGAGATGTGCAAGAGTATTCTGTGTGCGCCCGAAGAGCTCCGGCAATTGTCGGACCTCTCGAAAGCCTGACAAGTCTCCGATCTTGATTGCGATTGCTCGTTGTACTTCTTTCACAGACACAGACATCAGTATCTCCGTCTCCGATAGTATTGTCCTGGACGATTGAGAAAGATTGTCGGCTGTCCTCGCGTGCGCTTGTTTGGATCGTCTGCCTCTCCGTCATGGTCCTCGTCATAGATGAAATTGATCGAATCAAACTCATCTCGATAGAGTCGATAGTGCTCATTCGCAAGATCAAGATAACGACCGTTTGACTGACCGAGAGAGGAGTGAAAGTCTCGGAATATGAGATACAAAGAGAGATGACGATGAGCTTCAAAGAAAGACTCTGCACTCATCATCAGATACTCGTATCCCATCCCGCGATTTCGGATTCTTCGTAAGATTTGATACCAAGCATCATCGATATACTGTTGATAACTGGAGAGGGAAGAAGGACGGACATTGGCAAGATCGGAATATGTCGCAGTCAGATCGATGTCTGATACAACAGGGTAGAGTCTTCGTCTGACGAGTGCGCACATTCTTCGGAACAGATACTCGTCTCCGTCTATCGTGACCGTCCATTCTTGGACATATCCCTCTCCCAGATTCTCGGAGTCTGCAAGCTGCTCGGCTGTATGTGCATAAGACACAGTGCCAGAAGGAGCAATCGATGCAGTCTCTCCTGTGAGAAGATCTGCTCCGGTTGGCTTGATGAGAGTATATGTCGCGGCAGTTGGAACGAGCTGCGCACCATCCCGATAGAGTTTGAGCTCAGAAGTCTGTGCTTTCCCTCTCTCGAGAAGTTCGATTGCTCGTATTTGTGCTGCGTATGGAGTAGACGAAGACATCGATTATTATCCCTTTATGACATCCCACCAAGCGGAAACATTAGAAACACAGAGTACTCCCTCGCCTGCTGAGAGAGTTACGATTGTGTTTGCGTCTACATCTTTGACTACGATGTTATGAGTCGAAGAAGCTCTGTTCTTGATCCAGAAAGAAGCTCCATCTTTATAGTCTGGAAGGATACAGTCTAGGCTGCTTGTATTGTTTCTGAGCAGTTGATACTGAGAATCCTTGTATGTCAAAGTCTTGTTGACTGTGATTGTCTCAGGATTGACTCCGCCTTTTTGGACGATGTGACGAGGGACATTGAATTCTGCTTTGTCTGTGAATGCCATTATTGACTCCTTTTCTTGTTGTCTGCTCGCGTCAAGTGTTTGACGACCATCTGACGAGCTTGTGTGTGTGAGATATTAGATTGCTGTGCGACCTTCTGAGCCATGCGATCGATCGCTGCTCTCTTGTTGCTATCGGACATTGTATGCTCCAGCTCCGAGATCTTCGACTCGCTTGATTGCCTTCTTTGTCAAGTCAAGCTCTGCCTTCTTTGACTTGAGTCTGTTTGCGACTTCGGGGATATGTTGATCTCTTTCTAGACGAGACATTGCTCTGTTCATGCTGATCAGTCGCAGAGCTGCGATTTGTGGATGTGGAGGATTGAGTGCTCCTTCTCGCATGAGAGAAAGTCTCCACTGATCAAAAGCGTCCTGATCAAAGTGCTCGATGACTCGTCTCCCGACCTTCTCTAGACGTATCCACTTCGATGTGTGGTAGTTGCCTTTGTGCGCAGGATATACTCGCATATAGTCATGCTTGACGGGATCAAGCAGAGTCCATCCTTGATCCTGCATGTGTGTTCTCATGATTGAGCTGTCGATACGTCCTCCGACTGCTCTTGTACCATTGACTCCGGGAGTCTCAGATACACTAGACAGCACAGGAAGGAGAAGCGGGATCTGCTGCTTCTTCTTCTTTCCGTCTGTCGTTGTTGTGTATGTGTCGAACACTTTGAGCTCCCAGTTCTCGGGATTGTGTGCAAACAAGAATCGGCTGTTTGCTTTCTTTGGGATACGCGTTTGTGTTTGCGTCTTCTCTTCCCAAGGTTGTGAATAGTTTGTGTAGTCCATTGTAGTCTCCAATAAAAAAGAGTTGGGAGACTCGCAGAATTTGGAGACTACAGAAATTAAATCCTGAAGTCTCCCAACAAAACGAGTCTAGTCTAGCGTGCAGAGAGCAGCTTGACTCCGCGAGCGTCTTCGATGATGCCGAGTCCAAGATATGCGTGACCTACAATAAAGGTACTTGCACTCATTGGACGACGATCAAACTCGACTACAACCTTACCCATAGACATGAGATCGGCTGATCCTTGTACGCCTGCGGGAATACCGTCTACGTATCCGAGAGCCATCGGAGAGATCATATAGTTATCGAAGCCAGAGGAGCCGTTTTCTTTGACGTACTTGCTTCTGTACACATCTACCCCGAATAAATTACCGGCGAAGTTTTCGCCTTTCGCTTCGAGCATCGACATTGAAGACTGCATGCGAGAGATAGCATTTCCTGTCTCATTACGAAGTGAATCTTGAAGCTCGGTTAGCGCTTTTGGATCTAAAACACAAGCGTAAGGACCG